GTGGATTGCGTCTGTTGTCTGATCGTTTCATGGTTTAGCTCCTTTGCTGGATTGGAAGAGAATGGAATAAGAGAAACCGAAACCCCAAAATATAAAAGGGTTCCGCACCTAAAAGGCTTAAAGACTATGACCAACAGCGAGTATTGGACTCAAAAGAGCTCCATCTTTGAGGGTAATGCTCTAGCCTAGCGGCAATGAGCGACGCCTTAGATATAAAACCTCAGCTTGCTGAGTTCCAGTTTGCGTGGAATAACGCAAGGTTTATGAAACAAATGTGTCGGATTACCTCTGGGATTACTCCACGAAATAAAGGGTGGCAAAACGTTGGTACGACTGAGCTGGCACAAATAGCCAATCCGACGGCTTATCATCTTAGCCTATAGGAGAGTAACAACTACAAAGGAAGAGAACAGGGAGTACCATGGATATTCAACAAGTAGCATAAGCTACACCTGTCATTGAAGTGTGTGCATCTCCCGTGTATCCCTTATAAGTCAAAGCTAGTTGCGACTTGGTTGCAGCACAGAGTGACAATGAGATAGCAAGGAGACACGTTGGGATCGCATGAATACCAAGGGAACTGCTGGAAGCTGCCACCCCCGTGGGGCACCCGTACCGGCAACGTACCCACCCCCCTCTCTATATATAGACCCCTAAGATGCACCCGGACAGAGAATTGGATCCGAAAAAATATCCGGGACTGTGTGAGAGTATCTGAGTATAGCTTGAGAGTTGCAGAGATTGGCTGTATCTGGTATAGAGGTAATCAACAGGGGATAGGGAGGGTTCATGATAGAAGGTGGTACAGAGAAGACTACAGAGGTTCCATTGGATGAATACATTGAACGTCGTAAGGTTCTTGTAGAGAATCAGAACCGCGTTGTGAGAACTCCGATCGGGCGATTGAGTAAAAATCTTGGGAAGGTGCACAAGGGAAAAGCAAAGAAGTACACCCCGAAGAGAATGATCAATGCGATAAATAAATTTTTTCAACAATGTGAGGACAGGGATGTTCTTCCTACTATAAAGGCTTTGACGCTTTTTTTAAATTTGAGCCCTGGTATGTTTTATACGTATAAGCAGTATCCTGATTTTGAAGAGATTATGGATGCGGCTTATATAATGATTTCAGATTGGATTGAGAGAGATATTTATAATACTCCTGGTCAGGCTGCTAGTAAGATTAGTTATGCTAAGAACTTGCTTGGTTGGGCAGATAAGCTGGAGACTAAGAACGAGACGGAGATTAAGACTGTTATGAGCACTGACAGCGCCTTGCACTTGATTCAGTCCTTGGCCCCGCAATTGCTGGAGCAGTTGGATGACAAGAGGACTGTGGACGCTATGGGTGGTACAGATGATTCTGTTGATGCAGAGATAGTGGAGGACAAATGATAGTCGACCAGTACGGGAAACCGATAAGAGATGTTGGTTTGTCTGCCTCAATGATGTTTAGCAGAGAAGTTGTAAGGCAATTTTATAAGCAGCCTTTGTTAACCGGGCTGAACAAGGTGGCAGAGTTGAGAGAGAGTTGTGGCCAATCTGCTTTTGATCCATCAAAGTGTGGTGATACTGTAACTATCCGGAGGCCAAACAAATGAAGATTGTAGAAGTCAGAGCAATGGATGATCCTTGGTGGCCTGCTGGTCGATACGATTATATGTGTCAGTTTCTGCTGGACCATAAGGACGAACCGAAGGCTTGCTCTTTCAAGTTTACCATGCCGTTTGATCGTGAGCAGTTTACCAAGGACGCAGCGGTTCAGATCGGCATAGCTTTCTCCGGAGAGACCGACCGGCTTATAGAAGCAGAGTTTATTCGCGATTGTATGCCAGAGGTTCTTGAAGCGATCGACAAATTTTTAAAGGAGGTACAAGGATGAAACCGTTAATGGTAGCTAGAATGGAAGTTGTAAAGATCGAGGATAAGAAGGGTGTTGAGATACTGCGCATGAAGGCCGTAGATGGCCGTGACGCCGGTAAAGACACTCCTGCCGATGATGGTAAGGCTGTCGGCTCTTTGTCGATTGCAGTGACCAACCCGGGGCTTGTCGGCGTTGTTGCTGTTGGGGATCTATTCGATGTTGACTTTAAACAGGTAGAGGAGGATTAGGCTATGGGTGGATGGACTTTTTGGGATGATGTGATGCAGATGATTGTAGACTTTCCGTTTAAGACCGCGAGCCTGGCCATTCTTTTGGTTACGGTCGGCATTGGCATCGGGACTCTTATCTCTTAATAAATATCCTGGGGGTTCGGCAAGGCCGATTAAATGTGACAACCTCACCGCCTCTGGTGATTTACTGAAAGGAACAAAATGTCTAAGGAAGAAAGTGGCATTACAATTCTCCACGCAGCGGCCAAGACCGGAATAATCGGCAAGGCAGTTGTGGTGCAATCCCAGAAGAACAGTAAGACTCAGCTAATGGGGGTTGCCGTATCAGGGGAGAATCAGGTAAACTTCACCTTCCAGTACGACTGGCCGACGCTTGACCGACAGGGCTTCCTTGAGGACCTGACAGATGTTCTGGCCAAAGACCTCGATATCGCCGCAAGTCAAATGGATGTCCGGGATAGAGAGATCTTGGGGTTGATGGAAGAAATGCACTACGAGCTCCACTCTCAGGAACACGGCCCCAAAAAAGGAACAATTTTAGATGCCAAAGGGAAGTCATTAAATTAGCAATGATTTTTCTTTACCCACTGATGTGAATCAGAGAGTAGGAACATATGAGCAACAGCAGACTAGATGCACTCACCAAAGGGCTTGTAGACGTCTACGCAAAGCAGCTCTCAGATCAACAGAGATTGCAATTGTCGGAGGCGCTACAAGTCCTTGCCGATGACCAGAAGTACAACCGGCTTGCCCATTTCTTCCCAGAGGAAGGCCGGTTCCGCAGAGGACTCTACCCCAAACATATTGGATTTTTCGATGCTGGCGCTACCTTCCGAGAACGCGCTTTCATCGCAGCAAATCGTGTTGGGAAATCTGAAGCTGGCGCGTTCGAAGTTACCTGCCATGCGACCGGTGTTTATCCTGAGTGGTGGACCGGCCACAAGATCCATCGGCCTTCACTGATCTGGGTCGGCGGCGATACCGCGACAACCGTTCGTGACATCATCCAGAAGAAGCTTATCGGGGATGACTTCACAGAGCCTGGTACCGGAATGCTGCCAAAGGAATCGATTGTCGTCGAGAAGTGTAAAACCCGCCGTAACGTAGCAGACGCCTACGAGATCATTGTGGTCAAGCATATCTCCGGTGGAGAGACAAAGATCGTCCTGAAGACCTATGAGCAAGGCCGGGCAACTTGGCAGGGCACAGAGGTCGATTTCATTTGGGTTGATGAAGAGTGCCCGCAAGACGTTTACTCTGAAGCACTTATCCGGCTTATGACCACCAAGGGTCAGATAATCACGACCTTTACCCCGCTCAAAGGTGTCACCGACCTGGTTCTATCCCTGCTCGATAACGATCAACATTCCGAAAACATCGATCCGGTCCACGTTACGATCTGCGCATGGTCAGACGTTCCCCACTTATCTGAAGAAGACAAGCGTTACATGCTGTCGAGAACGCCACCACAGCTCCGTAAAGCACGCTCAGAGGGAGTTCCGACTGTTGGCGATGGGTTGGTATACCCTATAGACCCTGAGAACATCACAGTCGAAGATATGGAAATTCCAATTCACTGGAAAAAACTGTACGGGATGGACGTTGGTTGGAGTATGACTTCGGCTGTCTGGGGAGCTTGGGATCAAGAGAGCGATATCATTTACATTTACTCGAACCACGCGCAGCCCATGGCCGAGCCGACTATCCACGCTAAAGCGATCAAAGCCCGCGGAACTTGGATCAACGGAGAGATCGATCCTGCCGCCAGGGGTCGGTCCCAGATTGACGGTCAGAAGCTGCTCGACCTATATATCGCTGAAGGGCTGCTCGTCTACCCGGCCAACAACGCTGTAGAGGCTGGTATCTTCAATATCTGGGAGAGGTTTACTACCGGCCGCCTTAAGATATTTGCTTCGTGTAAACCAATCCTCAGAGAGCTTGGGCTGTACCACCGCGACGATAAGGGCTGCATTGTGAAGAAAAAGGACCACAGCCTTGACGCATTACGATATTTGATCAATGCCGATCCGGACGCCTGGTTGTATCAACCGCAGACCAGAGCGCCACGAAAAGTTGTCTCGATGCAAAGCCGGATGAATGGCTTCACTTAAAAGGAGAAAAACCATGAACATCTCAGATACGTTGACTGAAGGTTTGAAAAGTATGAAGCTCCCGAAGGAATCGACTGAAGCAAAAGAGTCGTGTTGTGTTGAACCTGCTGGTATGCACGAAGGAGATCGCTATCCTTACGGCCTTGAAATCAGGCTTGACGAAAAGGTATTGAAGCTTTGCGGCAAAGAAGCAAACGACTTTGATATCAACCAGACTTGCACAGTTGTTGCTGTTTGCGAAGTTGTCCAGATCAGATCGTCTGCAGGTAAGCAAGAATACCAGAACAATGAAAGCGTAGAACTTCAGATTACAGATATGAAGTTTGTTAAGCCGATGAAAGAAGAAGAAAAAGGATCCAGCCACAACTCAGGCCATATGGATAGTTACTGATAACCAAAGTGTAACGGAGCTGGTATGTCTAAAAATTACGAAGCGTTTGAACCGTCAAGTTTAAATGATGAAGACAAAATGCCGGTGCAGGATAATCCGTCACTCGAGATTCAATACGCAACTCTGATCCAGATCCGCGAGTACGTTCTTGCTTTGGCCAAGTCGATTCAGTTCGACATAAATGCCGGTATTTCAGTAGGAGTAGGTGAAATAGCTTACAACGCTCTCGAGGATACATTCGATATAGGAATGCTCAACGGTGTTGTAGGTCAGCTATGTCAAGAGTTCCAATACCCTGTTGAAAATTCAACCCTATCAATCATTCCAAATGGCACACTCGTTATGGCCGACGGCGGCACAAGCCCGCTGGATAATATGACTGTTGTGCCCTTTGACGGTAATCGTGCCAATGCTCATTTTATTCTAGGTATCACAACTCATGACTTACCGCCACACGATGATGAAGTACCAGGAGCAGGCTTTGGCAAGGTAACTAAGAACGGGAAGGTAAGGGGTCTCAATACTCTGGCGTGGGGGCTACCAAGCGTTCTATGGGCTTCTCCTGAAGGTGGCGGTGCTCTTGTAGAGTTAGAACCTGCAAACATTGACATCGGAATGCCGGTAGCCTTTGTGTTGAAAAGCGGCGAAACAGACGGTGTTATTTATGTTCGTATCACCTCATTCGATGAGCATGTCGCAAAGATCAATCGGGTACTTCTTCCATGGAGTGAATCTAAGCCAGTTAAAGATGCTGTCGAGAATATCCACGGTGGTATTTACCCACTCGCTATTGGGCAAGATTTATCAGCTGGATTCGTTGTAACTCCAGGAATAGGAAAGCTTGTCATTGTTGTTAATTCGGCATTGCCTGATTGTGAAATGACTGTGACTGGTACATCTGTAGATCGGGACACTGGCGAAGAGTCTGTAAGCCCGGAGGTGTCGACTATCACGATTGATACTCAGACAGACGATACAAGCACTGCTGATTCGAATTCAGTAACAAAGACTGATCTGGTTGATGCCTATATTACTGACCGGTGGTTTACAGGAGTTGTGACTATCGCAGCTACAGGTAGTTCAATACCAGTAGATGTAGATGTTTACCAAGTTGCTTTTGAACAATTCAATGATGCTGAAGCCATTGATCTGGTATCAGCAGATTTGACTTATGAAACAATTTCAGACGCCGGTATGTTTGTCAGTGCTTATCTTTATACTGTCATTGTTACAGACGATAAAGTTGATATTGTCGCGGTAGCTGAAGAGGTCAGAGGGACATTTGTAGCAGGGGTCCCATACCGAGCAAGACGTGCAAATCTTGGCGTCGGAATTATGGATGGGACAAAGGATGGTGTCTTTGTCCAGATTACTTTTGGTGGTATAAACAAGTTCTTAAATGCGCAGGCAAAAATCTGGGCAGATATTGTTCGATAACATATAAAAACTGAGTACACAGTTTGAGTAGAAAAAGTATTCAGTTGCAAAACTGAGTAACATTGGGTACAACCAGATTCAAGAGGGTTTGAATCGTTCGCAATAAAGGGGCTGATGAATGGCTAACAAAGAAGAACACCCATATGTAAAATCGACTCCTGAAGCCGACAAAAAAAACCTTGATGATGCTATCAACGGTGCTAAAACTTCTGGAGTTGCAGCTGGCCTCTCACACCACCTCAGTACCATATTCAACGACAACCAGGAATACTTCAGACCTTATCGTTTGGTGATGGTAAAACTTCTTCGCCGGTGCAAGGGTGAATATGAGTCTGAAAAGCTCAGGGACATCAAAGCGTTTAGCGGCACAGAAGCAAACCTCCGGAGTGGCGAAACGAAAGCCCGGGCCGCTGAGTCTTGGATCAAAGATATTTATCGCGACAAGAGCAAACTTTTCAACATATACCCTACCGCAGTACCAGAAATCCCTGATGAAGATTTAGAGCAGATCGTGCAGGAAGTTAAAGCTCAAGGCATGGCCTACGAAGCACAGATCGAAATGGCTGGTGGAGTAGTCGACGAGTCAGAACTTTTCGAACTTATTGACACTTGGCATAATCAGCGGATGGATGAAGAGCGAAAGCGGATCAAGCGTGAAGCTCAGAAGCGTTGCGATCGCGCCAGTCTGCTTATCAAGGACGAGGCTCAAGAGGGCAACCTTGAAGACGCCTTCAACAAATTTCTCTGGTACTTCACCCGCTTAAACTTTGGTCTGCTCAAGGGCCCTGTTCTTACCTACAAGCCAAAGCACAAATGGATCCGGGACGCACAGGGAGTATTACAATTTGCGACTGTAAACGAATTGGTTACCGACACATATGCGGTCAACCCGTTTAACTTTTTCCCAAGTCGAGACATGAGTGATATCAACAATGGGGCGACCGTTGAGTTGCACCAGTTGTCTGAGCAGGCTATTTCTTCTCTACGCGAAGTTCCTGGCTACAGCAAAGAGGAAATCGAAAAGGTTCTGGTTGCCTACAAGGGAGGTTCTCTCAAGCCAAAGTGGTTTACTCTTGATGACGAGAGTGAAGTCAAGAACGCTCAGAAAGAACTCCGAGAAGAAAAGCGCGCTCAATATGATGCTAAACAGCTGATCTGGGCACAAGAGTTTTACGGTCCTGTCTCTGGAAAGATGCTTCTGGATTGGGGAATTGAAAATGATCTCGAAAAAGGCGCTGCTTCAGAGATCGATCCATACAAAATCTATCAGGCGAATTGCTGGAAGATCGGCCCATACGTTATCAAAGCTGTAGTCAACCCAGATGACCTTGGCCGCAAGCCATATCATATTTCGTCCTGGTCAAAGCATCCTGACAATCTTATTGGCGAAGGCTTAGTAGAGTTCGGGTCTGTCGTAGAAGATGCAATGAACGCCTCTTTCCGCGCCCTGATTAACAACGTAGCCATTGCCTCTGGCCCAATGGCCGAAGTCGATACAGATCGTGTAGACTTGGATACTCCGATGTACCCTTGGCGTACGATCAAGTCTTCTTCTCGCCGTATGCTCAAGAGTGGCCCGGCAGTTCATTACTACCAACCTGAAATGCGAGTGCAGGAAATTACAGTCGCATTCAAGTTCTTCTCAGTTCTGCTCGACGAGATGACGGTCCCGGCCTACGCCCAAGGTGCTGCTCAGTCTGGTGTTACAGCAGGGACCGCAACTGTGTTTACAGAGTTGTTGGCAGCTGCATCACGATCGATCAAGGCTGTAATAGCCAACATCGACAATGACGTGATCAAACCATGGGTACAGATGTCATACGACCGCCATATGAGCACTACAACCGATGATTCTTTGAAAGCCGATGCAAACATCGTTGCCGGGGGCGTTGCCTCCTTACAGATCAAGGAGCAGCAGGCACAGCGTAAAGTCGAGTTCTTGCAAATCACGGCTAATCCTGTTGTTCAGCAAATTCTTGGTCAAGAGAATATCGGATCGATTATCTCGCAGGTTGCCGAATCAAACGACATTGAGTTGCCAGATAAAGATCGCCTGGATGGAACTGTTGATCTTCAGGCGGTAATTGATAAGCTGCTGACTCCGAACGTAGGGGGAGATGGGCAACAAGCTCTCGGACAGATGGGGAATGGCGGCGGCGCACCGACCAAACCACAGGTACTACAACCTAATGGCGCAGCTGCAGGGACGGTAATGACATGACCGAGGCGAAGCAACTATCTCCGGCACAGCTAAAAATGGAACGGCTCTGTAAGCTGTTAACGCGCATGAAGCGTAACACCATGATAGCTGGAGACTTTGAAGAGTTCCTAGAGTACCTGCAGGAGCTAGAACGACACAATTATGAGGACTGGATTGTGGATGTTCCGGTAAGAGATGGAGTTCACAAAGGATATGCTAAAGCGATCTCTGAATTACGAGAAGCTTTTGTTGAATGTGACACAGGTAAATTCGCACCACCTGTAGCACCTGACTCTCAAAACTAAGGGATACTGGTTGAGGACACCGATTGTCGGCCCTGAGCCAACCCCAAAAGAGGAGAAATAGTATTATGTCACAAGAACAAGTAGAAACCGGCGCAGGACTAAGCCGTATACCACGTCAAGTTATTGACAATGCCGATAAAGCTGAAGAGTTGTTGGCCCACCTCAATGGTGGAGACCAGACTGATTCAGTAGATGATGGTGTAAGCGATACCGCATTGCCGGCCGCAGACGCATTATCGACAGAGCAGGGAGCAGAGGAACAACCAGCAGCGGCCGCTATCAGCGATACCGCAATTGCACCAGATGCTTCAGCAGCAGGAGAAGCACCGGCACCGATCGATTGGGAAAAGCGGGCTCTAGCAGCCGAAGCTGAAGCCACTCGTTCTGAAGCCGCTCGTAGCACCTTGCAAGGCAAGTACGACAACGAAGTTCCACGGTTGCAGAACGACATGCGGGAGTTTAAGTCTGATATCTCCGGAAAGATCGACCTGCTCGCAAAGGCAGCTCCAGCAGCTGACCCTGCTCCTAACTCGGCAGACAAAATCGCCGCTATGAAGGAGATTTATGACCCGGCAATGGTTGATGCCTTTGTCGACATGATGCGGGCTGATGTTTCCGCTACGATTGATGATCGAATTGCTCCT